ACGATTCGACGCCCCTCTTTCCGTCATACACGACTCGGTATTATGTCGTGCTACTGACATGTCTACTCTATCATCCATTGTTCGTGAGGTATACATGCATCTCTTTGCAGAACATGACTACCTCAAGGACTTTGCTGCACAAATAGGTGCAGAGACTGAACCGCCGATCATCGGAGATCTGAAACCAGAATCCGTGATTGAATCCACTTACTTCTTTTGCTAATGGCTAGAACCACATTTGTCACCGAGACTCCTGTCATCCTCGAAGGATACCAGGCTGTCATGAAACCCTCCAAGTTTGGCTACAGCATGTCTGCTCTTATTGGGCAGGACATGATTAACAAGCTTGAAGAGGACCGTATTGAAACCCTTAAGTGGGCAGAATCTAAACTCAAGAACCCAAAGCGCAGCGTCTGTAAGCCTGAGCCTTGGGAAGAGGTCAGCGATGGACAGTATAAAGTCAAGTTCTCATGGAATGAAGATCTCAAGCCGCCAGTGGTTGACACTGAAGGTGTTCCTGTCACTGACGTTAATCTACCTATCTACAGTGGAGCACAAGTTAAGCTTGCGTTCTATCAGAAACCTTACATCCTCAAGGATGGTGTCACGTATGGCACGTCCCTCAAGTGCCAAGCCATCCAGGTTGTGGCACTGAATGCCAAGGCTGGTGTTGATACAGGTGATATGCCTGTTGAAGATGTCGCAGCCATGTTCGGCAAGACTGAGGGATTCAAGGCTAGTGATCCTGTCATCACACCTAAAGCTGATGAGGAGGATGACTTCTAATGGCTTTCAGGTCAGGACTAGAAGAGAAGGTTGCTGACCTGATGGTGGAGTTAGGTGTCAAGTATGAGTATGAACCAACTAGGGTTCCCTATGAGATTCAATTCAACTACACACCTGACTTCGTCTTGCCAAACGGCGTCTATCTAGAATGTAAAGGACTATGGGAACCTGAGGATCGACGCAAGATCAAGGCTGTCATTGAACAACATCCAGAGATTGATCTTCGTATGGTATTTCAGGCACCCTTCAATAAAATCAGTAAAAAATCTAAGACCACTTATGCCAAGTGGTGCGACAAACACAATATCAAATGGTGCAGCTATGCAAACATCCCACTCCAATGGCTCATCTGAGTTCTCGCACCATGATGCTTGTCCCTCGTGTGGCTCGTCTGACGGCTTAGCCGTGTATACAGATGAGCACACATTTTGCTTTGTATGTCACGAATGGACTCCAGGAAATGGTTCACCACCACCGCAACAACACAACATGACTATGAACTACGTCGGCTCTGCAGTCCGCTTGAACAAGCGCAACATATCAGAGAAGACATGCGAAAAGTTCAAGATCTACCGAGACGGTGACACGTTACGATTCCACTACCACAACGCTGATGGACAATGCATTGGTGCTAAGACCAGATCTAAATCAAAGGTATTTAGTTATGAAGGAGAAACTGACGGATCTTTTTTCGGTCAACATCTATGGCGACCTACGGGTAAGCGAATTACAATTACTGAAGGCGAGCTTGATGCGGCGTCATGCCTTGAGATCGCACCAACATGGAGCGTGGTATCGCTTCCCTCTGGCGCAGCTTCAGCAAAGAAGTCGATTCAGAAGAATCTACAATTTCTTCAGGGGTATGACCAAATCGTCCTTTTCTTTGATAACGATGAAGCAGGAATAGAGGCAGCCAAGAGCGCCGCTACAGTGCTTCCGCCGGGTAAGGTCTACCTAGCACGCCTAAACGACTACAAGGACGCGTCTGACGCGCTCCAGGCAGGCGATTACGACGCTCTGACGCGTGCCTACTGGGACGCCAAACCATTCAGACCTGATGGCATTGTCGATGCAAAGACATTGCTTGACCTGGTCACCTCACCACAACCACCTGCTAATCATGACTACCCTTATGCAGGATTGCAGAAGATACTTCATGGTGTGAGATACGGTGAACTTGTGACTCTGACAGCAGGTTCGGGAATAGGGAAGAGTTCCTTTTGTAGGGAGCTGGCTACCTCATTCTTGCAGTCAGGTGAGAAGGTCGGTTACATTGCTCTTGAAGAGTCAAACCGACGAACTGCGTTGGGACTGATGTCATCAGCCGTGGGTAAACCATTACACATCGGAGAACACTCCCATGAAGAACTCACGGAAGCATTCGATGCTACGATGGCTAATTGGAACCTGCATCTTTATGATGGTTTCGGCTCCTACGATCCTGATGTTATCTATAATCGGATTGAGTACCTGGCATCAGGTCTCGACACTAAAATCATTTTCTTGGATCACCTCTCCATCCTCCTTAGTGGACTCGATGGAGACGAACGAAGAATGATTGACACCACCATGACTAAGCTGAGGTCGCTTGTCGAGCGCACTGGCATAGCCATGTTTCTTGTATCACACTTACGGAGAACATCATCAGATGTCAACCATGAAGAGGGAGCTAGAGTCACGCTCGGACAGCTTCGAGGATCCGCTTCTATTGCTCAACTCAGCGATGCTTGCATTGCGCTCGAGCGAGATCAACAGGACGGATCTAAACGAAGCTCTACGACTGTGCGAGTCCTTAAGAATCGATATTCTGGCGAAACTGGTGTAGCCTGTGAGCTACAGTATGACCTTGACACTTGTAAATTCAATGAAACAGAATCCACCGAAGAATTCGACCCAACAACCGATTTCTAAACCTAACCCTCCCACGGAGGAGATGATCAAGAAAGCACAGTTCGTTGATAAGACGTACCGCTGGAATGGTCGATGAATCTAATCTTTGACATTGAAACAGACGGACTCTTATACAATGTTACTACCATCCACTGCCTGGCTATCCATGATCTCGAAACGAAAGAGACGCATTCATACAACGACACGGGCAATCAAGAACCGCTATCAAGAGGCTTGCAAAGACTCCAGGACGCGGACAGCATTATTGGGCACAACATCATTGGCTACGATCTGCCTGTTATTCGCAAACTTTACACTTGGTTCGATAGTCCTGCTCTTGTGGTTGACACTCTACTACTCAGCAGACTCTACCATGCGGACATGATGTCTCTTGATAAAAAGCATCTCTGGGAAGGGATGCCACTTAAACTATATGGAAAACACTCACTAGAATCCTACGGGTACAGATTGAATGAACTTAAAGGTCATTTCGGTTCCAGTTCTGATTGGAAAGATTGGTCACAAGAAATGGAAGACTATTGCATTCAAGACGTACACGTTACGACCAAACTATGGCACCACTTTCAACCTTACCTGAATGGGTTACGCTAGAACATGACGTACAACGAATCCTCACAACCCAAGAGCTCCATGGATGGTCGTTTGATCAGAGCGCTGCATGGCAACTTGCATCGGCTCTCTCCTCAGAGCTACGAGAAACTGAAGCGTTACTACGCAGGCGACACCCTTTCGTTCGAGGATCAGAATTCACTCCTAAACGAGATAACCGCCGCCAAGGATATGTCAAGGGTGCATCCTTTACTCGACTGAAAGAATTAAATTGTTCCTCTCGCGATCACATATCATGGATCCTGCAAACATTTCATGGCTGGAAGCCAAAGCAGACGACACCTACTGGGAAACCTATCATCGACGAAGTGATTCTGAAGGAGATAGGGACGGATGTAGCGATGATGTTCCTCCGGATTTTGACGATAACGAAGATGTTGGGAATGATCAGCGAAGGCGAGAACGCCTGGCTGAAGTTGAGTACGACTGCTAATAGAATTCACCACCATTGTTCAGTAGCCACAAACACACACAGATGCGCACACAGAAACCCAAACCTAGCTCAAGTACCATCAGATGAACGATTTAGACAACTATTCATACCATCTGAAGGTCTGGTTCTATGCGGCGCTGATCTTAGTGGCATCGAGCTTCGCATGTTATCTCACTATCTTGCGAGATGGGACGGCGGACGATATGCTGACATCCTCCTCAATGGAGACATCCATCAAGTTAATGCTGACAAAATAGGCATTAGCCGTAAACAAGTCAAGACAGTAACCTATGCCTTCCTCTACGGTGCAGGTGACGAAAAAATTGGTCATTCATACGATGCACAACTTTCATCATCCGCCGCTAAGCGAAAAGGCAAAGAGATCCGTAGCGCATACGTTTCTGCGGTTGACGGATTGGGTGATCTCATTACCGCTGTGGCTAAGGCTGCGGAGAGAGGGTTCATCAAGTCTATCGACGACAGAAAAATTAAAGTTGATTCGCCTCACAAAGCGCTGAACTACCTCCTCCAGTCAGGAGCTGGTGTCATCGCTAAGAAATGGATGTGTATCAACCAAGAACACATGAAAGAGCTACAGCTTTGTGCCTCTCAGCTTGCGTTCGTACATGATGTATTGCAATTTGAAGTTGACCCCGCACATGCACAAAACCTATGTTCATCCCTGGTACTTAGCGCTGCAGAAGCTGGCGAGTACTACAACCTTCGAGTCGAGATCGGCGCCGAAGCAACCACTGGAAAAAACTGGAGTGAAACCCATTGATCTACAGCAAAAACAAAAAGGAAATTAAATCCACTAAAAAAACAACACGCCAAGGCAATAGCTCACTGAGTAAGCCGCGTCACAATAAAAAGCTCAAGCGAGGGCAAGGATGAAGCTGCTGATCGACGCCGATTACATCGTCTACAAATCCTGCGCCGCCGCAGAATCTGAAATT